CTCTTTGAAGTGAAGGGATTTGTCATAGTCGATATACCAAATGAATCCGCAAATTTCTGCGAGTTGGTCAATCGTTTCAGTAACCGTTCCAACGCGTGGAAATTTGGCAATATCCATAATAATGCCGGATTGAATTGTTCCGGCGGTTACACTGTCTGCGGATAAATATTTGGTTATCAAATCATTCACGATATATCCGCACGTTTGGCTAGTGTATGCTTCGGCGACAAGATAACGGTCTGCAATTTGATGCTGATCAATCGCTTCGACATCGTAGAAAATAGCTTCAGTTTGCATCGGATTGATTCGATTTGGATAAATTACGAAGCCGCCAAAAATCAAAGCGCCTAAATAGTCATAGACTTCCACCGGAACACCATCGACAATATCCAGCGCCCCTGTTGCATCTACCAATCCGAAACGCGCTGTACTTCTCGCGTTGATTTCGTCATCAATCTGTAATGTTTGCGGTCTGTAATAGCTGGTTAAATCTACAGGAATATAAATAGCCATTCTTGCACCCCCTTACCATGGGATAAATAAATCTGTGTCAGGCAAAAGACTGGTTGATGGTGTTAAGGTGGAAAGCGTTATATCGTGTTTAATGCTTAAATAGCGTTCAATATTAAATTTTTCTAATGCAGATAAAGCCTTATTAAAAATAAGCAATTCAACAATATCAAAATTGGCGAATGTTGCTGTGCTTGGATATACGCCAGTATTCGGATACAAGGATGCAGATGGCGTTTCGCAATCTACACCCATCATCACCGCCGCCGAATCTGTGTTACTGGTGTTTTGGCTACTTGATGTTGTTACGTTCGAATCATCTAATCTTGAATTAATATAGCTAAATAGGCTTACATTATAATTCGCTATCACGCCTTGAATATTGTAAGTCCTTGGCACAACGTATTCCTCTACACCGTTCAAAACTGTTTCATTCGGATCTGCATCTACACGTTTTCCACTTGCAGTATAGCGATTTGGTGTAGAAGTGTTTCCAATTTGCAAACGTGCCCTTGTGGATCGCAACCCATCGGAAACAATACAAATTGAACCGCTAGAAGGACGAATCACAGCATACATTGTTCCACCTGCTGTATTTTTTAAGATATCCAATCCAGTTGGACAGTATAGAACCGAAGCGCCGCCAAATGAAACTTGCTTTTGTCCACTTGTTCCAATTTCCGTTATGCTCGGTTGGTAACTCGCTACTGGTTGTATAAAATCATGCGCGTTTCCGCTCTGATCCGTCCATGTTGAAATTGTTGACCCAATCGCACCGCTTACATTCGACATATCCAACCATACCTGCAAGCCGGATATTTCAGTTGGAACGAAACTTCTATAGGTCAAAATTCGAAAGAGTGACAAGCCGCCACCCCCTTTTATCTGATTGTGTTATTTTTTGCTTTGATAACATCTGTCATGTGCGGCGCGATTGTCGAAGCCATATTTTTTCCGTCTACATATAGATTAAAAGTTTTACTCTCGCCAATGTTTGCGGTAATAGCATTCGGAACCATTGTATTCACGTTTGCAATTGTACCCACTTTTGCAGTTCCGGCTTTGACTGCCGCTTCGCTTGCTTTATAAACGGAATTAATTTTTGACATAATGGTTTCAATTGCCGAATTGATTTGTGGTATTTTCTCGTTAATTCCATCCAATAAACTTTGCCCAAAATCTTTACCGCGTTTCATCCAATCAGGATTCCAACTTTTCAGTAAATCCATTAATTTGGAATGATTTTGTGACATTAAAAGGCTTTTTGCTTCGTCTTGTGCTTTTACTTCATCCGAATAATCGACATAATTCTTTTTTAATTGAGCGATTTCATCATCATAGAATTTCATAATCGAATTAAAATCTTTCAATCGTACTGATTCGCGCAATGCGTGGATGTTGTTAATACGCGTTTTTTCTTCTTCAAACGCTTGTTTTTGTTTCTCTAATTCGCTTGTGCGTCTAGCTTCTTCGATAACTGCTTGCATAGCGGCATCTTGTTTAATCATATTGATTTGCAAATTAAGCGCCTTTTTCTCTAGTTCCCTTGCGTCATTTAATCGCTTTTTAATTAGCGCATTTTCTTCATCCGTCAATTCAATTAAGTTATCATATCGAAGCGTTTTCCCTTTTTCCAAAAGTTTGGCTTCAGATGCAATCAAATAACTAGCTAGTTCGTCTGTTACTTTTGCTCGATGTTCAGCAGATGAAGAAAGCGCCATTTGTTTGGCGATTTCCGATTTCTTCATTTCAAATTCTTGCTCTGCGATTGCTTCTTGTTCGCGCGTGATTGAATCCTCAATAGCTGAAATTTTATCCTGATAAGGTTTAATTTGCTTTTCTAGATTAGTTGCAATTAGTTCCTGTTCTTTGTCGTAACGTTTATTGATCGAATCAATAATTTTACTATTTGCATCTTCGGCTAGTTTTACCTGCTCGTCATAGCTTTTCTTGATATCGCGTAATTGATCCTCATGAAATTTAATTGATTCGGTTTTTCTTCTGTCTAAATCCTTTATTTCTTCATCGGTTGCCTTTTGTCTATTTCTCAATGCAGTCATAATTGCATTTCCGATTTCGTTTGTCTGTTTAATTGTATCGTTCTTTAACTTCTCCAATGCTTCGGCGGCTTTTTTCGCGGCTTCTTCTTGTGATTTGGCTAGTTGATCGTTTTTGTCTATGCTTTTTTGTACTTCATCCTGATAAGCAAGACTATAATTTGCATAGTGTTGCGTGAACGATTGATAATTCGACATGGTTTCGAGTTGTTGATCTCTTAATTCTGCTACCGCTAGTTTGTTCATATAAATGATTTTTTCAGATTGAATAAAAGCCTTATTTTGTCTCAATAACTCTAATTCCGTTTTTTTTGAATCAATGGTTTGCTGTAATGTTTTTTGATAATCATTAAGAGCTGTATCTAAAAATCCAAATCCCTTGATGATGAAATTAATTTCATCCAAAACTTTTACAGCCAATTTTTGAAATGAACTTGTTATATGATTTACACCAATTTCAAAATCTTTTACAGTTCCCTGCCAAATCAAGTCTATTAATTTACTTTTGAGGCTCCAATTTTTTGACCACTCATTAAATGTTGCAGTTAAAAGGGTGATTGTCATTCCAACGTAACCAAAACGAGCGCCTAAACTTTTCAATCTCGTTAAAGCAATCGCCCAAATATCTTTGATTTTATCCCATACCGAAAAAGCGATTCCTGTGGCAGTTGCTAATGCACCCAATCCGACAACCGTCCCACCGATTGCGATTGTAGCTTCTTTTTGACCAGTTGACATATCAGAAACGCCTTTTGTTAAATCGTTTACTTTTTTGAGCAAGTCGGTAAAGGTAGGAAGAATAATTTGCCCAAACTCCACGCCTAATTGCTTCATATTCTCGCCAAACATACGCATTTGATTCGCCGCACCTTGAGAAGTCCTAGCAAAATCACCCTGCGCATTTTTTGTTCGATCCATTACAAATGCATATCGAAGCGCAACCATTTCCGCTTCTGTCATTTTTTCTACTTGCTTCGTTATTCCTTGCGTCAGCGCAAATGCTTGAAGCTGTGTTTGCGTCATAACAACGCCTAACATTTTTAGGCTTTCTGTCTCGCCTGTAAAAACGCCATTCAATGCTTGCATGGCTTGCTCTATCGGAATATTTTTGAAAGATGCCAAATCAGCACCCAATTGCGTCAATGACATCGCCATATCTGCGGCGCGATTTCGGCTGATTCCCATTGAAGTCGCCATATCACCAAATAACGCCGCCGCATCCAATGCCGATCCACTAGCTAATCCCATAGCTTCGGTTGAAGTTTGCGACCACGAAATGACCTGTTGTGCAGATGTACCGAACGCGACTTTAACCTTATTCAAAGATTCTTCAAAATCACTTGCTAATTTAATTGAAGCGCCAGCCGCTACAGTCAAAGGTAATCCTAGATATGTGGTAATTGCACCGCCAATATTTTGCAAGTCTTGTGCTCTTTGCTCGGTATTATTTACAAAATCATTCCATGCACCAGTTTGACTTCTAACCGTTCTATCCCAATTCCATCGCATGGATTCTGTCGCCTTAATAAACTTACTTTCAAAAGAGCCTATTTTTGAATTGACGTTTTGCGAAAATGTGTTAAATGTTGAGTTGAATCTATTCGTTACATTTCGTGACATTTCATTCATTGATTGCTCGGCTTTTGCTGATACATTTTTAATACTTTGCCCTGCATCGTCAATTCGGTTACTGACTTTTTGCATATTGCTTTGAAACTCTTTTACATCAGCACCTATTTTGACAATCAATTCATTTAGCATTTGACTTCACCACCATTTATTAGTGTTACCTGTTTCAAAATATCAATCATGTCATTCATAGACATAACTTTCTTTTTCTCTTTTTCTTTAGGCATGAAGTCCATAGGGGAAAATGCTTTCCCTTTGCCACGATTGACATTTGCGATAACTGAACAAATAAGAGCCGAATTGAACAATTCGGCTCTTTGCTGTTCTCTGTGCCGATGGCACAACAAGTTATACTGTTTTAAAGTTAACCGCCAAAATTGTTCCGATGTTATGCGCAAATCAAAAATTGCGATTGACCATAATTCATCCCAATCCGGCGTTATTGCTTTTTTTCTTCTGTTTCTGCTTCTTCATTTGTTCCATAAGACTCGTCTAACAGACTTCTTAAAATCTCGCTAACCGAAACAAAATCTTTCATGGTTAACAATGAACCAACTTTGCTCAATTCTACTTTCTCACCAGCAGATACCATCGAAGCAAATAAAATTGCACGAACACCCGATGCCTTTTGAAGTTCTTTTCCCAAATCTGCAAATGCAGACTTGCCTGTTATGGATTCAAACTCTGTCATGGCGTTAAAGTCCCAAACCAATTTATATTCCCTGTCCAATATAATTGTGATTGGTTTTTTCATGTTATTTTAACCCCTTGTTATTAAATTGTGCCAATGCTAGGCTGACCAGTTACTTTGAATGTTGCGCTATAACTGATCGCACCATCGACAGGCGCTTCGCTCGAAAACGCTGTGCAAATTACGGTAGCTGTAAAGCGCGTAACGGATGGACTTGTTTGAAAGTCCACTGTAGCGGTTACGGTGGATGATGTATTGATTTGAGTTACAATTGTTGCCGCGCTCGCGGTGTTGTACATACCTTCGATTGTAATCTCTCCACCATCACGCAATCCTTGAATAAATTCGCGGTAACGCCCTGTGCTACCATGTGTTGTTACGTCAATGGTGTCAGCAGTCAAGTTTGGTGAAGAAATAGAAGTCACTTCAGAAATTGTTGTCGATCCCAATTTTAATACTGCGCCTTGTGCAAAAGTTGCCATTTTTAATTCCTCCTAGTTTTCAAATGTTGGATATAGGGATAAAGACGGAAAAATAAATATGTTTGGAAAAAGCCCAATTGATTCAACCGATTCTACTAGAATATTATAGCGCGATGTAATAATTCTTTTATCTTCATCGCGTTCGGTATCAGTTGTTTCTAGGTAACATTGTACCATATTATAGCCAGTTAGATTAAAGCGCTTTAAGTTTAAGAGTCGATCAACCTCCACAGCAATTTCTTTTGAAGGCTTGAAACCTAGTCGACCGGATTTCGTGTAGATATCTATTCGTGCCTGTACATCAAAACCCTTCGAACCTAGTTTATTAAATCTTCCCTCCGTCATTTGACCTATGACGACATAAGGGAATGCCTCGTTTGTTGGTGGCTCGTCATACAACCGCGAACCTATCTTTGTCATAAAAGTTGCATCGCCTGATAACGCGGTATATATTGCTTTTTGACATTCCCACATCGCAGACATTATGAATCACCGCCTTTTGCCTTCCGCTTTGCTTCCTCGCTGATACGTTCAATTTGATTTACCAGCGCTTGCGCCTCTCTGCGTAAAGCAACTCGACCATTCGCCGCCGCTTTGTCCATGTAACCTTGACCTGTTCCTTTTGGCAACTTGCTCCGACTGTTCACTCCACCGCCGCCCTCGCGGTTGATCTTCTTGGCGTATTCGACATTTGTACCAACAATAACTTCTAATTCTTTAAGTGGCTCGCGCAATGTTCCGTTATACGTTCCACCTTCGGAAGTATAAGCGAATGTTAACTGTGATTCCGGCAAAGGCAACGCTTTTGCATCGCCCTTGCTTCTGAATTTCGTATGAATTGATGCCCGAAGTCGTCCAGTATCAACAGGAACCTCTTTTTTTGCAAATGTTTCTACATCAACGAACGCCACTTCGAGGATCATTGCTTTCACTTTATCTTCCATTAAGCCGGATAAAATATGAAGTTGATCGCGCAACTTAAAATCGCCTTTAAGATCAACGCTAATCATGCGACTTCACCCCTCGCAATGACCTGCATCATACGCCCCGCGCTTGTCGGATCGCTAATGCTTTCAATCGTTAGCACCAAGCCATTGAACAAGAACCGATTTTTGTTCGTGAACGCTTCGGAACGCATGATAATGCGGTAGGTGTTAGCTTGTTGATCCTTACCATAACTAAATTCTTCGGCGGCTCGTTGAATCTGAACATTTGCCCAACGTGTGGCTGTCGTTGTCCAAGTTTCTTCAAAGCATCCACCACCTGCGGCAGTTGTTGTCAGTGTTTGAATTTGTATTCGTTGTCGAAGGTGTGTGAGCATTTAGAACACCGCCCTCGATACCATGTAAGGTGCTAGCAAACTTTTTAATTCAGCATTGTCTACTATGGTATTGTACGAAATCGAAAACCCACCTTCGCCGATTGTTGTGGCGAATTCTTCGCGGTTTTCGTAAAGATATGCAACTAGACGTAATGCGGCTTGTCTTATTGAAGGTGTCGCCGCTTCTGCTGTTGCTTCGGTATCATCAACGATTCCGGCATTAAATACAATGACATATCCGTCACCGTTTCTACCTTGCTTCCAGTATCCATCACGATGGATCAATTTGTTACCAATAATTCGATAATCACTAGCAGACAAAATTTCCCCAGTAGAATCAAAGGATTCGTAGTAGGTTATGCTTGTGATTGAATTGACTGGTTGGCGCAATAGTTCGATCTGTTCTATACCGCCTGTTTGCTTTTGAGTAACCGATCTTTTAACAATCAGCACGCCACCCAATTCGTTTTCAATCTGCTTTCGAACCGATTTAATGATTAAATTTATCAAATCATCATCGGTGTTAACGTCTACTTTTAAGTAATTTTTCGTTAATGTTAAATCCAAAATTTCATTTGTCGGTTCTGTTGCGTTAATCGTGATTGATTGATCCGGCGTTTTGCTTCTGTAGATTTGATCCGATTCCCACCGCCAAAACGTCATAAACTCACCTCCTAGATTGGCGTTTCATCTTCCTCATAAAACCGTAACTTAAATACTCCAGTTGTATCACCATCCGAAACAATGCGAATGATCTTGATTAGATAGTCTGTGTTCGGTAGCAAAATGATTTCCCATGAACCAAATGCAGATGATTCACCAGCAGATGAATTACCAATCCCAGTCGATCCTGACAAATAATATACTTTACGTTTTGTTCCGTCTGAATTCACCGTACTATTATTGTAAATTCGCATGGATGATACGTTGTTGCTGTCTTCATCAGAATTGAAAATGGTTTCTTGTGTCGGGCTTCCGTTTAACGCGACGGTTGGATTCGTGTACAAATACAGCTTCACTTCTGGTTTATTTGTCGTAATGACAATATCTTTTAAGTGAATTTCGTCCGCACCTGTGCGAATATGATAATACTTTGGAACCGTTGTTGATAGTGTAAACTCAATATCACAATCGAATCCGTAACCCTCATGAATTCTTGCGTGTTCATACTCGATTGTTTTTCGTGCGAATGATCTGGATTCAATGCTATTTCTTGTCATGATCTTTCGCCTACTTTCTCAGATGTGATTGCTTCGCCCTGTTATTGCTTGGCGCTATTGGCTTTTGTCTGTATAAATGTTCCGGTGGGCACGTTGTATCTAGATATATCTTGTACCCATGCACCGCCGCCCGAATACAAAAGGCGCGATCCTCCCACAAACTATGAGATACGTTATAAATCGGCGAATAGTTTACACCTGCGCGAATAACTTCCGACTTAATCAATATGCACGCCCCCGACATTCCCACTAAATGCAATCCCTTATTTCGAAATTGCTCATATTGCCGATCGTAAGTAAACGAATAAAAATCAAACATCCACGCGTTTGGCTGTTCATCTGCTTCCGGTGTCCATTGTGTCCAAAAAACTTCTGCAACGATTTCCTGTTTATGACTCAATAATGTTTGCAACGTCTGCGGCAGTAAAATCAAATCCGAATCGACTAGAAAAAAATAATCATACTTTTTTTCTAGTGTGTAACGTAATAAAGCGTTTTTCATCTTCGCTACGTCTTTCAAATTCTCGCCAGTCCAGTGGTGCGTTTCTTCATCTCGAATATATTCATTTTCGCTTTGAAATTCGATATACTGTGACGGTTTCAAAAATCGTTTCAACCTCGGCGAATTGTGCAGTATAAAGAAAAAATCAACCTGACACCCTTTGGTATCCAGTTGATTCAACGCTTTGAGATATTTATAAAATGTGAGGTGGTCTTGTCTGACTGGTGCGCCTATAAGAATACGCTTCATCATAGTCCGTCACCCTTGTCCTCTACATATAGCGTTCCTAATTCATGTTTGTGCTTATTGTAATACTCCCTAAAATCTTCTTCAAAAATCGGTACTTGTGCCAAATGCCCAAACTGCAAAGTAGTATCAACGTACATTTCGATTCCAACTTGCTTTAATTTATAACAAAAAGATAAATCCTCGCCCCATCCGTCTTTAGGGAAAAAGTATGGCTTCGAAACCTTCTCGAATACTTCACGCCGGATTAAACAACAAGCCATCCCAGCCCCATCAATCCGAAGCAATCCTTCACCATATTCGACAGGCGATTCCAAATAGCATTTTCCGTCCGGCTGTTCTTCGATTTTGCTATAAAAACAAGGCTGATATGGTTGAACGCGCTTAAACGCTTTCGCGGTTACAAATGGCAGTTTGTGGCGTTCCAAATAATAAATTGATAATGGATGAAAGACCATATCCGAATCAATAAACATTAACGCTTCACATTCCGATTTTAGAAACTGCTCTACGATGGATTCTCTTGCATCGTGCACTAGCGAATTTTGCGTCATGCAGAAGCTGTATTCATGGTGTCCGCGCTGATTCGCCATTTTGACGAATGATTCAAAAACGCGAAATTCAATAGGACGCGACATCGGAATTCCAATCATAATCTTTATTGGCTTTGGCTTTTCCGTTGATTGCTCTGTAACTTGATCTGTCATTTTCACACGCTCCTGATATTGTGTGTACCTGTAAAAAATCGGGGAAAAGCGGTACAGGCTCCGCCTTGTCGTCCGTCGACTATTCCCCGATACGCGCGAATCGCGCTTAAAAATTATCCTTGGTAACGGTCATTTCCTTGAACATTGATTGCACTGATCGAAGAAGCTGTGTCTACTTTGGTAACATAAACTCCAAGGTAGCGCTTGCCCTCTGTAATTTCTGTGTTCAACACATCTACAGTCGTAACATTTGTAGAAGCTGTTGCGACGGATACCGTTGTTGTGGACAACAAGGTAGCAACTGCTCCAGCCCATGTTGCGGCAGTGGACTCGTACACCTTAACTACCAATGTGCTCGCTGTTGTTGCTGTTCCATGAGATACAACCGCCGCGAAGCGTCCGAATTGGCTCATGTCAACAAGAGTGGAGGAAGAGATAGCCGCCGATACTTGCGGGTAAATCGCTTCTGAAATTGTTACTTGTTCGCTGATTTTTGCGTTTGGCATTTTTTTGACCTCCCTTTTATTATGTCAATGTTACGAATGGCGACAATGTAGAACCGCCAGCGCGTGGTGTGATTGCTGAATCAATCCATGGTTGACCTGCTACGCGTGAAACGAAACGCCATGATTTCTCATCCGTTTGGAATTTTACATGGATGGATTCGTCTACTGTCAATTGTTGACGATCGCCAATTAAATAGTAGGACATATCAGCAAGCAAGATATCACCGGAAGTTCCCAATGCCGGAAGCTTTTCAGTTACGATGACTGGGATTCCGTAAATGCTAGTTGGCAACGCGCCAGCAATTGAAGAATTAGAAGCAGGCAATAGGATGTAGTTGCTGTTTTCATCTTTCAATTTGTAGATTTCCGGCAATACGGATTGATTAATAACCCATACTTTATTTGCAAGCGAGCCATAAGAACGCGCTAACATTGCAACCAAATCAACCGTACCTACTTTGGATGCAGTTGTACGCGTTACAGCAATTTTCGCAGGTGCATTCAAAATACCAAGCGGCTTGCCTATACCGTTACCAGTCAAAAATGCTACATCTTCCTCAAACGCGATTGTTTGCGCGAATAGGTCTTGAAGCAATCCGCCCATCGAAACAATTGCATCGTTGTTCAATTCATCGGATGATTCTACATAACCAATCAGCTTATTCGCTTCCAAAGTCACTTGCTTGAATTTCGGTGCGCTTGCTGTTTTTGTTTCTGCTTCGCCTGTCCAGTAAGCCGCAACGCCACCAAAGATAGAACCTGCCGCATTACTCGCAACGTTTAACGCTGGCATTTTCAAAATGTTGCTGTTCATATTCAAAACTCGCGCGCCGCTTCCGCGGACAACCGAACGCTCCAAACGTACTTGCGCAACTTCATTCATAAACTGATCTGGAACCAAGAAACCGCCATCCACGCCAGTGGATTCGCCCAACGCTTTACGCGTCATTTCGCGCAACCCTGCATCACCCTTGCGCGCTTTCACCAAAAATTCGCCAAAAGTTTCTTTGCGCTCTGGTGCTGTGAACGCGGATTTTTTGGATTGCTCAGACAGTTCCGCTTTTGTTTTCTCAAGTTCCGTTTGGAATTTGGAGAAAAGCGCATCTGCGTCTGCATTGTCTTTCGCTTGATTGTTAAGGCGCTCCATCAGGCGATCCTCTAACGATTTCAATTCCATTTTCGAAGCGCCATTGCTTAATGCTTCGCCGATTGCTTGTTGAATCTCTTTGATTGCATCCATCGTTTTCACTCCCTCAAGTTGTGTTGTTTTTTGGTCTTGCCATGATCCGATACAAATGGCGTATCGCTGGTCATTCTCTGCATAATCCGCCATCATCGTCGAATCGCTCATGCACGAACCGATAAATTCCTGTTCGTTTTGTCCTGCTTTTGGTTTAGGAATTGGCATTTTTGAACCCTCGAATCATTTGCAGGATTGCTTGCACTTCTTGTTGTTCATCATCGCTTTTTTGAGTGGATTGTTCCGGCTCAAGTTGTGCGATTAATTCATTTAATTTTTGAATCGCGTTTTTGATTTCGCCAATATCAGCACTTTTCACTTCATACAGAAGTTCACTAAGCGATTTTGCAGAAGTGATCCGCGCCTTTTCATTTGCCGCAAAAGTCACTGGGCTAAACTCCCACAAACGCAACTCTTTCAGCATACGATTTTTTGATTTGTACTCGTCTTTGATTATATCATATCCAATCGACATTTCGTCGATCACACCATCACGCATTAACTCCATTGCTTTACGCCCTGTATCGGTCATGCTTATTTTAGCTTTAATATATAACCCTTTTGAATCTTGTTCCATAGCAATCGGCTTTCCGATAGGCTCGCTTGTGTCGTGTTGCCATAACACCTTCACGCGTCCGCTATTCTCTTTCAGTGTTTTCGTGAACGCGCCCTGCTCGATAATATCACCATAGCTGTCAACGTTTCCAAAGTAAGCCGCGTAACCTTCTATTGTGTTATCGCCAGCCGCTTTTAACTCAAATCGACTCGCTTTATATTGCATGATTTACACCTCCGTTTCTCTTTCCCTCACATAACCTACTGCACAACGACAATTGATCCTTTCGCGCGCTGACAATTCCCAATCTGCCGGATATTCACCTTGCGACTGTCCAACGCGGAATTTCGCTGTTAGCGCAATTGCTGGATGGCTAGACATTTCCGCGTGTGTATCTCGCGTGTCGCCATCCTGTGTTGGAATCCATATTTTCAGCAATCTTGCACCAAATTCGGATTCCGCTTGTTGTGCCCCTGATAGGCTTCCCTTGTTAGCGGCAGTCATTGTTTCTGTTCTTGCAATGGTTTCTGACCGATTCGGAATGATCTGATCTAAATACAATTGCCCGATTGCATAGGCAATCGTATCCGGTGTTTCTTCATCACCAATCGCCCATCCTGCATTAATGCCCATCATTATAATATTTTTAATCTCGGCGCGCGTGGTGTCATCAATCAGCACAACCGCATTTCCAACGTTCACCGTAATCCAATACAACAAATCATCCGTATAGGCTTCGAACGCTTTGTTGTGCATCTTCTCGCGTCGCAAATCGTTGTACTGCTGTTTGCCGAAATGGTCAATCACCGCACGATTCATAGCAATTAAAATATTTCGCAAATCTTTGCTTGTCGCTGTGACAACTTGGTCTGTAATTCGCTCCGCTTCGAATGCTGACGCGCCTTTTAATTGCTTCATCAGCTTTGCTTGTTGATTTTCGAAATAGCGCTTGATTTCTCGTTGTGTTTTTTGGATATAGCGCTCACGTTCGGCATCAATTCGCTTCCAATACATCTTCATTTCATCAGGCGACATATCGACCGATTTCTTTTGCTTGTCTTTCGCTTCTTGAATTACTGATTTCATGTGATCCAATCCACGCGAACCAACCATGTGCCATTTGACCTGTGCAATTACACCTGCTAAACGATGATCGCGATAGTGACGCGCTGACCACGCTTCACGCATCCGAATTATTTCGATATCGTTCGGTGTCAATTCATCAGCAGACTTTCCTTCGTCACGAACGCGGCGAATGACTCGGTAGGTGTCGTTGCCTTGAATGTTGCCGCCTTTTGCCCAAATATCAGGAAAATTATTTCGCAACTCCTCGGCATAGTCTAATGGAAACAATTCAAACTGACTGTTAGCAAGCGATACTGTTTTATCTTCTCCCGCTACCGGAAAATTTGTAGGTACTTTTTTTTTTGCAATTTCAATTTGAATCTCGGTAGCTTCTTCTTCCTCGTCACCATCTTCTAGTTCGATTTCTTCCGGCTCTTCCATTTCCTCCGGTTCAACCTCTTCCGGCTGTTGAATTGGCGCTGGCTGTTCGACTTCTTGAAGCGGCGCTGTAGCTGTTCCGACTGCTAACTCATTAAAATAGAGATTCCCCGAAACTGGATCGTCTTCATAGTCTAGCGCATAACGTCCTTCGTTTCGCTTAATCAATCCAGCTTTCCATAGTTCGCGGATTCGTGTTGCTTTTTTATCCTCGTTTTCTTTAAGCGCTCCAACGCCAGTTAAATCATATTTCAAAACGAGCGAATCCGAATATCTAGGTAGCAAATCAGATTGCAACTTGTCCAATATATGATCCAAATAGCGACTGATAACGGTATTTTCCCAAAAGGCTTTTTGCGCTTCACCGTAATTGCTATAGGTCTGACCTTCGGGATCACCGACAATTTGAGAAGGTACACCAAACGCGGCGCAAATCTCGGTGCGGTTTACCTTGCGCTGATTTAAGAAGTCCATATCCATAGCACTAAGACCGATTTGTTGATACGTTGCCTTGTCAGCGTTAAGGATCAAAGGAATACGCGCGTTTGATCCGCCAGCATAACGCTTGCGCCATTCTTCCCGAAGGGTTTCCTGTAACTCCGGCGATGGATTCTGAATCTGAAAGACACCTGCCGGAACACCTGCGTTTTGTAGCGTTGATTTATTCCAATCTACCGCTTCATTTTCGGTGTCAATCGTCCGGCTTAATGCTCGAATCGGACTTTGCCCCTGATAAACGTCTAACGGATCATTGAATTTACTCCACAGCACTTCTTCCGGCGTGTACAAAATTGGAGTATCAAGACGATACTCATAACCGCCGATAAATTCCGTACGGTGCGGAATTGGATACATATAATGTGGATATAACGGATACATCGCCATCGGTGCGTTCGGATTGCTATATTCGGCATAGAATTTTCCTTCAATCGCCAAATAAGTAGCCCAATAATCAATAAAGTCCTTTCCGCTCATGTGCGGATTCGCTTTACTGTTAAGCATGGTTAAAATGGGATGATCTGTAATTTCGATTAGCCGACCTCCACGCCCTTTACGATAAAGCAACCAAGGTACGGATGAAACAGCGCCACTAATAGCGCTGACACACGCATAAACCCATACCACTCTGTTGTAACCTTCAGTTATGAATTGCTTATCTTTTTGTGTGTTCCAAACTGGCTTATCAAAATTACCTTGCATCACATACCGCCATTTGTCTTTCTTTAGAAAGTCAAAAATGCCCACTCGCTCACCTCCGTTTCATTTATTTTAACTCTTATTATTATAGCGCAAAATTAGAACATGATGGCAGGTGTCTGCTTTGACTTCCAATACGCCAATCCAAGTGCTATGACTGTATCATCATGAAAGCCACTAGGTGCGTTGTATCGCACGTTTCCGGCTCGCGTCATCTCGTATTCGTATATCTGCAATTCATTAATCAATACATCAATCTGCGGAAATGTCAGCAAGCGTTGTTCAATTCCCACCGCCAAATGTTCTATGAGTTGTTGCTTTGACTGGCTCGACAAATGATAACCTTCCACGCTCACGCCACGCGCCCGAAGCTGTTCCATGACCGGATCTCCTGCACCTGTTGAATCCATCAGGACACTTGCCCTATACTTTTCCGCCATAGCTGACACCCTCGACAATTGCAACGAATAGTCGATCTGATTAAAACGATCAAAGGCGACAACGTGCCTATTCGAATCCATACAGACTAGCACCGAAAAATCTTGATGCTTGGCAATATCCCACCCGATATAATATTGCTTACCTTTGACTGGCTCTTGAAATTGACCTGTCACGCATTCGCGAATGTTTCGAAATACTCCGGCGCTATCTTCTAGGAATTGCGCTTCATACTCTTGCCGGAATACATCAGCAGGAAGGGAACGCCTTACCTCGTCTATCTCGCTTTGCGGAATAAGTGGATTCGTCCACGTTGGAAAAGAGAAACTTTTGTATTCCGTTTGCTCTGGATCGCAACCGCGACTATACAATTCATAGAACCAATTACGACCTTTTGGAGTTCCGACAATCAACGCGCGTCCATTTTTGTCTGATAAGGTAGGTCTTAAAGCCTGCTCCCATGCTTCACGTTGAATAGTCGCCGCTTCGTCTATGACTAAAAAGTTTACACCTTCGCCGCGCAACGCGTTGAAATTGTCGGCAGACTTAAATGAGATAGTCGAACCGTTCCGCAAAAGTATTCGCTTTTCACTTTTAAGATTCTCTACCATAAATCCCGAATCCATCAACGCGTTTTCTATCATCCGGTAAACAATCATAGCCTGTTGATAAGTTGGACTTACCCACCAGTTAACCGTCTTTTTATAGGCTATAGCGTGCTCAAGTAACTCGTTAGCGCTTGCCATCGTCTTGCCGAATCGGCGACCACAGCACGCAATCCGAAATCGTGAACGCTTGCTTATATCCGGCGTTTCATGAAACTGCTTCTGCCCACTATGCGGCGCGTACAATTCTATTTCTTTTAATCCCATTTTAATTTCACCACTACAGGCTTTTCATCATCACCGCTATGTTCGATCTTTTGTTTGTTTCCAAATTCATCATTGTATTTGCGCTCTAGATACCACGCACGCGCCTTCCAATCTTCTGAACGTTGGATATACTTGACCGCCTCTGCTTTTGCCTCCGCTTCAGCTTGCCTTAAAGCCTGCAGAAACTGCGAATAAATGGTATTTTTACTTTGCTCCATATCTTGAATTCCACGCTTTTTCCAATCGAAAAAAGTATGTTCACCTATCCCCGCTAACGTCGCCGCATCTTTATAAAAAGAACCATCACGAACATACTGTGCAATCTCTTTTATGACTTGCTCATTCAACTTTGTCGTTCGCATATCGCCACCTCATTCCATCCCTAGATAGCACAAAAACCAACCGCATTCGGCTGGCTTATGCTTACTTTTATTTTATCATCAATCACGAATATCCAGCATTAACGTTTGTTGTTCATCCAAATATTCCTCGATTTCGTACATATTTGAATCAAACAATTTTACCTGTCGTTCTCGCTGTTCGGGATCGTCATACCAAAAATCCATTGTATGCCCTGTGCTTTTCGACTTAATCCGTACACCGTACATCGTCACATGATCCACTTTTACACCTCCTGAATTGTCACCTGTACACCTTCCGTTTTTGCCTGTATCGCTATCGCCATTTCAATCTTCACTACATGATTCCAGTTATCATCCGGCAATATGCCATATTCAACCAATCCATCAATAATCATTTTTACTGTAGCCGCATAGTTGTCGATATCCCTTTTTCGGCGATCCTTAAAAATAAAAGTAAATTTTAATATACACTTATCCACAGGCTGAATCTTGTTCCATATACAAGCCAACTCGACAACGCTTGACCATTCCTTTTTAATCGCGTTTAGCTTGTGAAAATGTTCGTTTCTGTACTCGTTTAAACTATACAACTTTTGCCATATCTCGAACCGTTGCACTTTTTGCATATATCGTATTCGCCGCTCCAGTTCGAATTGTGACCTGTCCGAAATCCTCCAACGCTTTTAAGTCCGCATACACTGCGCGTCTCTCAACTTGATACTGTCCACTGTACATTATCTTTAATTCAAATATAACTTGCTTGACCGTCATTTCAACTTGCTTTCTGTTCAAAATGACCATGATAGAGAGTAGCCGCCGCCGAATATCACGATCAATCATTTTGCGTCTCATCGATCATAATTTCAAGTTCATTGATCGCCATTTGAATCCCATATTCTTTATCATGACTTTTCCAAATCAAATTTTCGATCATAAAATTAAGCCTGTTTTTTGCCTCTTGCAAAACTGCGATTTCTATTTCTGCTCTATTCATTCCGCATCCTCCTCGTCTATATCAATTACTAACTCTCCAGAAGTATAGTCATAGTTAATTTCTAAAACACACAATATATCAGTTATTACATCTTCCGCCTCCGAAATATAACAATCAGATTCTGCATAATCGTTGCAAATTTTTTCAATTTGTTTTGCTTGTTCATTTGTTATTTTCATTCCGCATCACTCATCCAATCATATATAATCCCATGAATTCGAAGCGCATCACGAATTCCTTTTCTATACCCTTCGA